ACTACTACTCAGACAATTGGAGTGACCCTCGTAAATATGTGCCTCAAAGAATTGATTATTTCGGCACGTCAAAAAAAGAAATAGAGATACTATGTTACGCACCATATACGGCAGGCATGAAGTATTTTTCAGCTGTAGATTACCAAGGTGGGATTGACTATGCTTTACTAGAAGAGAAAATTGCCGAGTATCTAATCAATGAAGTTAGTAATTCTTTTGCACCTACAACTATTGTAAACTTTAACAATGGCACACCGACAGATGAACAAAAAGACGAGATTAGCAACTCAGTCATTCAAAAATTAACGGGGTCTAAAGGTAAAAAAATTGTTATTTCATTTAATGAAAGTGAGGCTACTAAAACAACTATTGACTCAGTACCTTTAAATGATGCTCCAGATCATTATCAGTATCTAAGTGACGAATGTACAGCTAAGATTTTAAGAGCGCACAACGTGACTACACCTTTGCTTTTTGGGGTTTCTACAGCAACGGGTTTCAGTTCAAATGCAGATGAAATGAAAACGGGGAGTGTGTTGTTTGACAATATGGTTATAAAGCCAAAACAAGACGCAGTTATTAATATGATTAAAAAGATCATGTTATTTAATGGCATTAATTTAAGTTTAAAATTTAAAAGTTTGCAACCATTTACAGACGGGGAGGAAGTTAAGCCTGTTGTTGAAATGGCTAAACAAGATGAATTGGACGTTGCAAAATATGGGGAGGATATTGATTTAGAGGAATGGGTGCTTATAGATAGCCACGAGGTTAACTATGAGTTAGAAGAAACATTAGACAAGCAAATAAAGGACTTAAACACACCTACAACGTTGTCTAAGATAGTTAAGTTTGTAAGCCAAGGTACAGCAATACCGAACTCAAAAAGTAAACAAGACGGGGATATTTTTAAACATAGATATAGATACGTTGGACAAATAACTGATAAGTCTCGTTTGTTTTGTAAAAAAATGATAACAGCTAATAAGGTGTATAGAAAAGAGGATATTATCAAAATGAACTCTCAAATAGTTAACGAAACAAGTACAAGACAAGATGGGTCAATAGGTGGTTTTGGCCCCAGAGGAGCTACAACCTACGATATTTTTTTATACAAAGGTGGAGGGGCTTGTCATCACAAATGGATGCGAGAAACGTATTTAAGAAAATCGGACGTAAACAATCCATTAGCTAAGAAATTTACGCCAGCACAAACACGTAAAGCCGGGGAGGTAGCACCTACAAACGACAAACGAGTGTACACAAGACCAATTGATATGCCTAATAAAGGATTTTTACCTAAATAATTAAGACATGGCTGAAGCACTATTAATATCAAAAAAAGACTTACAGGAATACACGTCTTTGAACGCAAACACAGACGTAGATAAAGTTATTCAATTTGTTTTGATAGCACAACAGATATGGATACAACAGTATACGGGGAGCAAGCTATTGAATAAGATAAAAACAGACATACAAAACAGTGCGTTAAGTGGCAACTATATAACGCTTGTATCTACGTATTTAAAGCCTATGTTGATACATTTTACAATGGTTGAGTATCTACCATTTTGTGCTTATACGATCTCTAATAAAGGCATATATAAGCATAGTTCTGAGAATGCTGAGATAGTATCAAAAGAGGAAGTGGATTATTTGATTGAAAAGGAAAAAAGGATAGCAGAAAGTTACGCTCAACGTTTTTTAGATTATATTTGTACAAACCAAAATTTATTCCCTGAGTACAACACAAATACGCAAGGAGACCAATATCCTCAAAGTAATAACTTTTTAACAAATTGGTACTTATGAAAAAAAAATATAAAATTAAAACAGACAATATTGTTAAACTTGAAATATATTTAAATGCTCAAAGTAAGTGATTTTCCAGCGAAAGGCGCACAGATTGAAGATTCCGACTTATTGCTAATAAGTGACTATAACGGTGCAACTTATGACTCTAAGTCTGTTACGGGTGCAAATGTACGACCATTTAAAACTGTTATATTTAATATCAGTCAAGTAGGTACAAATGCGCCAACGGTTAACTATTCTTATGTAGGGGAGGTTACACAAACATTTACATTCTCATACCTTAGTGTAGGTAATTATAGACTAACTTCGTCAAGTGCTTTGTTTACTTCTAATAAGACGTTTTGTCAAATAACATTAGGAAGTAATATACTAGATTTACAAGCAGGTGTTGTGGTTGCTAGTACTACTCAATTAGATATTACAAATTGTACAGCCTCATCAACATTAGACGGCTTGCTTACAAGTGCGAATTTACAAATAACTATAATCAAATGATATTATCTACACATGGAATAATTGGGAGCAGTGGGAGTGGCAGTCCATTTTTAACTAGTTTATACGCAGTTTATAAAGCTGAATCAAATGCGAATGACTCATTAGGTACTTACAACGGAACTCCAGTAGGTGGATTGACATATAGTGCTGGTAAGAGTGGTAATGCTTTTACATTTAATGGGACTAATGCTCATGTGTTAATGCCAGTTAACTCATTGAAAAAAACTACTTTTTCAATGAATTTTTGGCTTTTTAATCCTGCTGCACAATCTTCTACTTTATTTAGTGATTTTGCAAATGATGGATTAAATAAAGGTTTATATATTGATTTAAATAATATTTCTTCTCACACAATTAGATTTGTTGGGTTTAATAGCTCTGTAAACACAATAGCTTTATCCGCTACAGGTGGTATTGGTTTTATAAATAGATGGTCAATGACTACAATTACAGTTAACGGAACGTCTTTAAAAATTTATTTAGATGGCACTTTAACAGCTTCTGGAACAATGACCCTTCCGCTAAATTATGCTACAAATAGTTATCCGTGTATTGGTGCTTATAAACTAAATAACAACACCCCTAGTGCTTACTTATCAAATGGAACAAAAGTAGATGAGTTTTATATTTGGAATAAAGAATTAACAGCAACAGAAATAACAGAATTATACAACGCAGGAACAGGTAAATTTTATCCAACATTTTAAGATATGAAAGTAAGAAAAATTACAACCGAACAAAAAGATATTTTAATAGGTCAAAAATGGAATGATGAAGCTTTTTTTAATCCAACTTTGGATGCGGATAATAATTGGTTTATTTCAAATGAAGAGGTTAACGGATGTACTCACGAGGGTGTAAGTGAATGGATACACACTTTAGAAGAAATTGACCATAATCCAATTATACATGAAGCGTAAGTTTTACGAATGGCAAATAATTAATAATAAAGTCATTCAAACGGTTTGGAGCGACTCAGGTAATTACATGATAAGATATACAGATGGCAGTTTTGAAGTTATTAAAAAATAGATGGAACGCACCAACGCCAAACTTTTGGCTTAAAGTTCAGAAAATAGGAATAGTTGCAGGGAGTTTGGGAGTGGTATTTATCGCTCCCCCTTTTGGCATGGCTGTAATCGGAGGCTACTTAATAGCTACGGGTTCGGTTATTAGTGTTTTATCCCAACTAACAACTAAGTAACCATGGTTAGAAATTATACAGACTTAGAGATAATAAACAGAATTAGAGGGCTTAAATCTTTTAAAGGTTTTCCACTTCAAAGGTATATTGTAGGGATTCGTTCAAATGATGATATTACAAACAAGTATGATGATAAATTCTATATTTTTGAAGGGGAGCGTTTTATCACTATGACAACGGGAACAACCAACCCGGGGTCTCCAATTTTAGAAGCTGGTTTTTTGAAATACAACAAAGTAGGTGCAGCGGTTGTAAAATCAAATGAATGCTATTATGACCTTTGGAAGCATGGTTACCACATGGGAAAAATGGAGGCACTTCGACAAGTTAACCCTATTATAGTTTATCGTGACGGGGATAAAGATGGTAAAAGCGAAGAAATCGGAACGCCTATATCTGGACTTTATGGAATCAATTTTCACACAAATGATTACAATAAGTTTTCAAAAGAAATAAAAACAAATATAGGCAACTGGTCAGCAGGGTGCCAAGTTGTAAATGACTGCGAAAAATATTATCAATTGATCCCTACGTTTCGAGTTCAGAAGTTTGTTACTTATTTTTTATTACAAGAATTTTAAATAAAAGTTTGGTTATTAGTTTTAATTGTGTATATTTGTAATATATATAACAATTAAAACTAATTAATCATGAGAATTTTCAAAAAACAACGGTGCGTTCTGTACCAATTTAAAGGGGTAGTTAAATCATGACTAATCCTGAAAAACTAATCCTTTTTTTACTGGTTGTAATAAGTGGATTGATTGGCTACATGGTTGGCGGTTACTATGTTTCATTTTTAGCAATCGTAGGTTTAATATTAATCTTTTCAATACTTTGTGATAATGACGAAAACTAATAAAATATACTCAAAGATATTTGGCTATGAAGAACCAGTTTACTTCTCAGATAGCGAGCTTACATTTGACTTTTTAAATGAAAGTGAATTAATGGCTTACTCAAATGAAATGAAAGTACATTTAATCATTGACGATGGCGAGGTGTTTTCCTACGATGGCGATTTTCTTTGTTTCGTTGCGGATTTAGAACTATTTGGAGACTTTGAAGAAAAAAACAAATGTGAAATTTGTATGGATACAGGAAAATTTAAAGGCACA